CAGCATCTTTCTCAATTTCTTTTAGCTCTTTCTCAATTTGAGTTTTTAAGCTTTCAGCATCTTCTCCAGTAAACTTTTTAAGTTCGGAGTAGTCCATAAGGTCATCTTCAAGATCGTCCTTCAAATCTTTTATTTGTGCGACCTTCTGTTTAAACTTGGTCATATATTTTTCAATATAAAATGGCATTTCTTTAGGCTTTCGGATAAACTCATTTTTATCCAGGTCAAATACACCATCAGCCGAATTGTTTGCGTTGATAAAGTCGTCTTTACTGTTTAGAACATGGTATTGAATTGGGTGTTTTGTTCCACGCACCGTAGACTTGCTCAAATTTTCTACAATTTTTACTAACTCAGACATTGGAGTTGATTTGTTATTAATCAATATATTAATATCTAAATCTGTAGTGTCAGTGTATTTTCGGGTAAGGATGCTACCAATGAGTGTGTAGTCTAGGACATCGGCATGTTGAGAAAGTTTAGAAAGCCCAGCAAGAATTTGTGTCCTGACTTCTTTTTTTAACTTAGGCCCAGATGAGTCATCGAGCTGAAATATGTTTGTGCTCAGAGAGGGTCTTTCTGGATCAAGTATAGATTCAACAATTAAAAAACTACTAAAATTTTTCATATCATTTACAATCCTGTGGGCACACGTATTTATTTTCTAAACAATCGCAACCAGCCCCAATACATGGAATTGAGTGACAAAATCCGTTACCACATTTGTTTACACACACCTTGTTACTTGTTTTTGGATAATTCGATATGGCCAACAACAAAAGGATGAGGAAAACAATTAATACTGAAATAATAGTTCTAATATGTTTCATAAAAAAATAGGCCAATTACTTTTGACCCCGGACGCCGTTCTACTTTGGGATCAAATTAGTGACAGGAAACGGCAAAAACATCCCCGAGTAATTGACCAGTCTTTATTTATACCAATTATAATAGTACATACATCCAAGGGAGAATAGCCCTAACAACATAAAATCCCAATATTGCTTGAGTAAAAAACATTATTTTAGGCTTAGTAATATGGCTTTTGCACAAAACATACAGTGCTACTATAGCAACAGATTTGGCCAAAAGTAGTGCCGGAAGTGTGCCAAACATATTAATTAGAAGGTATATTATATAATTACCTTCAGCTTCTGGACCAAATTTAGTAACACCAATAAAAGTAAAAATTCCATCTAATATTTGAACAACCACAAATATGTTAAAAATCTGTTTGGGTGTCATTATAGAATTAGTTAGGTCTCAGCACATTTTCAGCAGAATCATCCGAAGCAGGCTCCTGATTCTCAACTTGTTTAAGAAGGCTAAAAATATTTTCTATAAAATCTGTGTTATCCATGTGTTCAAGTAGCTTTGGATCAAGTTTTGGTCTGTCATCAACTCCAACTTGACGCAACTCCCAAGCTAAAAGAAAAAAGATGCAGCATCCAGCATTTGCTAAGTGTGTAAGTCTAGTCTCTTTATCCTTATCTTGGCCATGAAACCATCGAGTAAGATGTCTTTGTAGAGCACCAAATGCACGAGACCAATTCATTCCCTTTTCCCAATTTCGTGCCTCATATTTTTCTGCACCAAATGTTAGCACTTTTGCAATTTCATTTACTGCATCATATGGAACCAAATCCCATCGAATTTTCTTTTGATCGTGTTTTACCCCTTGGTTTTTTTGAGTTTTTGTCATGTTAATATTTCCAATATAGAATGTTTGAACGCAGTATGAGTATATAGTCTACTGGATATAAAATCAAGCAGAAAAATTAATCAAGACCAAGATTAATTCTAGTGATAATATACTCTTTTACAAATCCAGATCTAACAATATCTTGCACTTTAAATTCTATTGTAGAAAAGCACGGCATAGCTTTAGCAATTCTAAGCAAAACAGACATTCCAGATTCTTGATTCTTTTTTCCAGTCATCTTCAAATCATCTTGTCTTGTGTCCCCACACAAAATCACCCGTGTGTTTTTTCCAACACGGGTTAAAATAGAATTTAATTCGTGCTCTGTACAGTTCTGCATTTCATCAACAATAATAATTGCGTCGTCAAAGGTTATACCTCGAATAAAGGATGTGGACATAAATTCGAGATAGTCTTTTTTCTTTAAGAGATCATAAACGTCCCTTCGATTGCCACACAATTCAGAGAAAATTTCTCGATAGGGAGCTTCATATAAGGCCATCTTTTCCTGAAGTGTGCCGGGTAAAAATCCCTGATCTCTGGTTGATACGGCACTCCTCACAATAATAATTCGTTTTGCATGCCCAGCAATTAAATCACTCAACGCAAAATAAGTTGCCAAAAACGTTTTTCCAGTACCAGCAACGCCATACAACAACAAATGTTGGCCACTTCCATTTGCATGAAATGCCCCTTCTTGGTTGTCTGTTAGTGGTTTAATCTCAGATAAGTTAAAGTTGTGTCGTAGAATTTTCTTTTGTCTTCTATACTCATCTTGCACTTCTTCTACAAAAGATTCCTCGGTGGTGTCTGTATAAATTTTGCGAGACCTTTTGCCCATCAATAATCCTTAATATTTTTTCTATACCTAGGTGGAAGATCTTTTTTAATTTTTTGCATTTTTTCTCGAAATGGTGTTGGTGGTCTAATAAGACCCTCAATACTTAATGGACTTACAAGATTTGATGCACCAATACAAAGATTTACGGTGCCCGTTTTGTGACAAGATGGGCAGGGGTTTTGCGTTGCTACAGCTCTATCAGCAATTTTTGCCCTGGCCTCAAACAAATGCTTACATTCGGAGCATTCGTACTCATATGTTGGCATATGCGTTTCCTTTCATAAACCAATCTGGGGCAGGGCGTCTGGTCCATTTAGCCATTTTTGTTTTTGCTCCCATGTAGTATTGGCGATATGCAATGACAACATCAGAGTGTTTATATTCAACGGGCATGGCCTGTGGGGGGTGTGTGAAGGTGTCAAAAGGAATGTTAGTCGGTGGCGACTTGAGAATGTCACGAAGCATCGTGTCGGACTTATGTTTTTTGCCGTAGCGGAAAGTGTATTCATCACACAACGCCACGAAAAGTTCATATAACCACATATAATTATTTATACTATTTCTAACCCAAATTGCGCAAGGGTGGTTTATATGTGTGGTTTTGTATAATACAGCATCCAAATTTGTCTCTGGGTGGGTATATTTTTGCCTTGTTCTTTTTCCTTGGGGCGGTTCGGTGGTTATAGTCCCATCTAACACTCTATGGGCGGTACATAGTAGTTGCGCACTTTCTAAAATCATCTTTACAACATGAGAGTCTAGATGAAACTGTGCTGCTGTTTTTGGATCAGGTGCTAGGTAAAAAATGTTCATAAAAACACATTACCATAAATACAAATATGTGTAAAATATATTTTTAGGTATTTTATGAAAAAGCTTAAGTGTCTTGTGGCTCGTCTCTTAAGAGCACTGGGAATTAAAATGGTTACTAAAGCACAACCTCTCCCAGAAAATCCCACATGTTGTCAAAAAAATGCCCCCAAAAAAGCTCAGGTGGTAAAAATACGAAATTCTCCCACTCGCAAATCAGCAAGAAAGGTTGCTAAAAAAGCTACTCCCCAGAAGTAGGCTTAGGAAGCCTCTTTGTTACTTCCTCGGAAGGGGTGTAATAAGGCGGCTCACACTTTTTCCATATTTCCTGGTCGTGTCCACCGCCCATAGTTTCTGGGTCGTGAGCGTGAAGAAAGTAGTGTTGTAATTCATGCCTATAAATTTTAGGGGCGTCTATGTTCTCCACAACAAACACTGTGTGAGTTTCTGGTTGATATACACCAACAACACCACCCATACCATCTAAACCAAACATAGGAATAAAATTAAATCCCATTTTTGGGTTGGTAAATACGTTTGGAGATTGGGCTTTAAGGATAAAGCATCTTGGAATGTTTAGACTCATTACGGCAAGTGGAGATTCTGGCCACACATTTTTATCAACGCATGACATAGCTCTCTGAAACTCCTCCTTTTCATTGAAGTGCTTGCCACAGGGCTCTAAATCGTCCCAGGTCGATTGTGGGAAGAGTTCATGCACAACGGTATGGTCGGCATAGTGTATCACTGGAGCGCCCCTATTAAGGGCTATATCGGGCTGTAATAGGGCTGCGTAGACTAGAAGGGCAGGAAGTATTCCACAAATAACATTAAATGTGATTTTTATGGTTTGACTAATAATAGAAAGGATCAAATTCATACAGCACCAAAAAGCTTTACAACAGATATATTATTTAGCTTTTTAAGTGCTTGAAATCTGGCCTACTCCTCTTCTAGCTCTTCAGGAGTAACTGGAATAACAGATATTTTTGGTTTTCTTTTGGAATCTCGTCCCAATTGAGGAAGTGTAGATTTGAGGCTTTTGGCTAAAAGGCGATTAATCTCATCAATTAACTCTAAAGCCTGTTTTTGGATATCTTCGTTGGACTGTGTTGTATCAAAAGAAAGGATCAACTCATGAACTTTGACTATTGCCCGTATCGGTGGATTTAGGAGAGGATTCTTTTTTGACATTCGTTTTAGCCTCCGATTTGATTAGATTGGGAAATACCTCATCAATCAATTTTCTTGTAACCCCAAGGTCTAATTTTCTATCTTTAGCATCTAATAAAACACTAGCTTCTTTTTCATTAAGACCTTCTAAAAGGCCAATAAACATATGTTCTCGTTTATGTTGCTTTAGCTCTGGAGAAAGCTCTTTTACAAAAAACTTCCACCCTCGAACCGAAGCTCTAAGAGTCGTTTTAGTAAACCCAAAAGGGCTTTTGTTTTTCTTATATGGAGGAGCACCCTCCGGCAAAGCCAAAACCAAAGTTATGTCAAAATTCATTCTCAACAAGCCCCGCAAAGCTGGGCAATCATTGTCCCTTAATATAGTAGCCCGTTCTGTTTTTGTTTTTGCTTTTTTTAGGTCATCAACAACAGACGCTATATTTTCTTGTTTCATGATATCCTCAAAATTCTGAAATACTGTCTAATAAGTACTTCAAACGATTCTCTATAAAATAATTTAGTAAATTTTTGCGGCTGCCCTGGGGTCCATTTTTATATAAAATAACAATTTTTTCTTGGATTTCTTCAGGGACGTTCTCCAAATCAATTAATTGTCGGTTTCTATGGAAGTTTCTAAGCATTGTATCATCACAAAACTTCTCTGGGTCTTCCAATACAATATATTGTGCCACCTTATCACTTCTTAATGGTTTTTGGCGTATTCCTTCGGTAATAAAGACAGCATCTGGGGAAAGGATGTTTGGTATTCCATCACCAGAATCACCCCGCATTATATGCTCCAAAAGATACTTCTTGGGGTCATCGGAGCGTATGAACTTCTTTTGCATCGGAGAAAACTGAACTACATTTGAGTGCTTTTGTAGCTGAAAGAAATCTTTGTCTGCTGAAATAATCAAAACTTTTTGTGGCTGCATATCTAGTCCTTGCTTTTGCAGCTCGTTTGTTTGTGTGTATTTAACTAGGGTGGCTATAATATCATCGGCCTCAGCACCCTCCGCCTGAATAACAGTATATGGAAATTGCTCCATTAGCTCTTGTTTAATTTTGTTCAGGGTAGTAAAAATTAAATTCCAATCAAATTTTGAAGAGTCTCGCATTTTTTTGCGGTTTGCTTTATAGTATGGAAAAACCGACTTTCTCCAATACTTTTTATCATCGGCACAAAAAATTAACTCACCATACTCTGCTGAAAATTTTTGTTTGTATGAAAGAATAGATGATAGAACCATATGCCGAATCAAGCTTTCGTTAAGCTCGGCATTTGGGTTAGAGCCAATTTGAGACATTAAATTTGAAATAAGTGTTTGATTAAAGTCTACTAATATCATATTATACCTCAATGTTTTGTTGGTCCGTGTTTCAATCCTTTATATTCTCGATATGCCTTTTGAGCAATTTCAACTTGAAACAACTCGGGTACTGCTTCTCCGATAGCATAATAAATCCCATCCTCATATCCATGGCAGTATGTCAACTCCTCATCAAGAGATTGGAGTTTAATTCTATTCCCATAGAATAATCCGGCTGTGTAAAAACCAACAAAAAAATTAAATAATGCGATAATAAAAAACACGGCTATCATATTAATTTTTCTTTATTTTAATTTTTTGCATGTTTTGAATTGCGTAAGAGTATCCTTGAGAATACCCAAGGAAAAACAAAACAACACCAACTAAAAAATTAATCATTAAGCTTTTCATTTTTTAATTCCAACTGTTTTTGTACTCTATAAACAAATTCTTGTGTAGAAAGTTTAGACGCATCCTCACCTTTTAATTCAGATAGTTGCTCCACCTTTTTAATGCTGTTGATCAAATCAACAATTAGCGTATTAGTTGCGGTCACTTGCTCAACTCTACCAACAACCTTACCGATATTATAAACAAAAAGTGAAACAATTACAAGAATAATTAATCCCATATTACCACCGTAAAAACTTTTTCCAAAATTTTTCGTTAATTACAATATTTTTCCTAAACCATGTCAATAGTTTAATTGAACTGTTTATTCGATCAAGTTGTTGTAAAAAATATATTTTCTCATCATAACTGAGAGGCATTTTTAGCTTTTCCATGTACAAAATATCAATTTTATTGCCTTCAAGGGTGTCAAGAATAAAATCAATGTTTGCCACTAACCCGTTTTTTCTATACTCAAGATTATTGAACATGTCTTTTATTAGCTGTTTCCTGAATAATCTGCATAACCATGCTGCGCAATTTATTATTAAATTCATCGGCTGTACCAAGTTCATTTAAATATTCCGTTGATATTTCTACGGTGATAGAGACAACACATTCACCATCAATCACCACATCAATATTAGAATAATCAACCATACTATTCTATCTCCAATAATTCTTGTTTTGCAAGAGACGCAATTAAGCTAGTCTCATAAAAAGTCTTTAATTGCTTCATGATATGTTCGTTTTTAGGCTCCAGTGCCAGCTCATCTATTTGTGCCAACAGAGCTTTATATGTGGGGTGATATTCAAAAGCATTTTCATATTGTTGTGCTAGGTGGTCTTTTCCAAGCTTAAGCTTGCCACCATATCGGTATAAAAAATAATCCTTAAGTTGCAGTTCAACACTTTCTATTGGAGATGTTTTTAGCAGAAACCTCAAATATAACTGGCTGCCATATTTGCTTTTAGTTTGTTTTATAAGCGTAAGGTCTTTCCTCCAAACCGCATCATAAACAGCATCAATTTGTGTAACGGGAAGCATGTAAATAAACTGCTCTACGTCACACTCTTTTTTGGGCCAGAAGTTATTTAAACTGACGCCGTTGCATTTATCCAAAACTTGCATTGCCCTATCACGCCATGGACCATCTTTTATGTCTTCTTTAACAAAAAATGATGATGTATTTTTATTGTACCAGTTTACGGCTTTTGGATTTCCTTCCTCAAATTGCTTAATATTTACCCACAAAGCTTGGGCTTTATTTTGCTCCAATAGAACATAATAAGAATAATCGTCATCGGCTGCTACGTTGTTTTTATCGACAAATGGGTAGCTTCGGACAATCTTAGCTCCGGTCTCTGCTGGTTCATATGAATTAAATTTTCTAACATCAAGCCCATACGTGTCGCTAATGTGTTTAGCAACCTTTATGGTAAGAAGTACGTCAGAATATGATTCGTGGTCTTGTGCGCCCTCTAATAGATTAAATGCTCTGGCTATAGATTCTAGCTTTGTTTCGGGCTTTCCAGACTCCTTCTTGCGCAATTTTTCATAGAAGTCTGGGCGAGATGCTACCAGCTTTTGAACTACATGCAGCAAATCACCGTACTTGATACACCCACCAAAGTATGGATTTAATCCGTTTCTAATAAAGCTAGTGCGAATGTACGGTAAATCGAATTTGCTTGAATTGTATCCAATAAGCTTGGTATCCTCAAACTCCACTATGTTTTGAAGATACTTTAGAATTTTGGCCATTGCCACATGCTCTAAATCTCTTGCCTCTTCTTGGTGCTTTAATATGTCTGTTTGTGTGGCAACAATTGAGCTAGGATTGGGGAGCTGTGTTCGTGATATTTTAATCTTGTCTTTAAGACAAGAGACCATGTTCCAATCTTCGTCTATCTCGACAAATGCGTAGTTAATGATTTGTCCACTAAAATGAAGGTCGGTTGTTTCTATATCAAAAAATATATATCTCATAGTGCCTTTATTAAAAGGGTATCTTTATTAATTCTTCCTGTCAATTGTTTTTGTTTAGTTTTTATTGAAACGACAGTTTTCTTTAAAGATAATTTTCCCGCATCTAATATTTTTGGTAAGATCTCGGATGGTTTCCTAAGAACCTTACCAAAAGACTCTGCTTCATCAAAATTTAAAAGTGTAGAGCCCCTAACAGAAAACCCATGTGGGTTTGTGCATACATAAAAACTTAAAAGACGAGTTTTGGTGTTGTATGCACATAGTTGAGTTGCCCCAACAATTTTGGTTGGATCTATACTCTTTAGGTCTCCATCTTCCTTGAGGAAGTTTAATTTAGCAACTTGTTTGGTAGCAGGCTTTGGTTTTTTTACCCTAGGGGCTCTATTGTTTAAAGCCACTTGTTTAGCAGTTGCTTCCCAAAGCTCACATTCTGAAATAATTGTTTGTAAAAACGTGATGTATGAATCGAGCTGCTGTGGGGTGAGGAAACTATAGGCTTCTTTTAGTTGCTCGCAGGTTCCGTCTTTTGCCTCGATCAATTCTTTTAGTAAAAGACTCTCATAATGGTCTGCAATGTTTTTGGCTTGAAAGTGTTTGATAGAGTTTGTCTTAAGCCACTCAGAAATAGAAAACGTGCTTACACATTTGTTTTGAACAAACCAATCCAATTGCTCGTCTATTTCTCCCAAAAAAATGCCAAGTTGTTTTTGTATATTTTCCTGAACCGAAGTTTTCTTTATTAATGTCAGTTCGGGTTCTTGTGGTTCATTTTCCACAACAACTTGTAGCACCTTATCTTTAGCCTCTTCAATGTTCTTGATGTATTTTTGTGGGAAGGTGGTTGGGTTGGTCATAAAAATGCGGCACAACCATCCAATATTATTATTCACCGACACCGAATCTAAGGATGAGATTGTTGTAACATTCTTATGATCTACATGTTTTTCCAAATATTCAAGGAAATATTTCTTAGCATCATCTTTGGTTTTATTGTAATTATACCAGTTTAACGCCTCAATAATTTGAGTTTCTGGATTCTCTGAAGAGAGCATAGGCTCTTCTTGAGTGGCGTTGTATTTTTTAAAAGTAGTGCGTTTTGGCATAATACCTCAGCTTATTTTGCTATAGACTACTATAGCAATAATGTATTGAAAAGAAAAGATTTTTTATATTTTCTAATTATTTGATTTTATTGAGGATTTTAAATCCACACTTAGCAATGTAATATGCATCAATAACATCAGACATCGGGCTTTCACCCACTTTAGATAAAAAATGTCCCTGTAAGTCGTAACCGGTTTCTTTAATAAACGCCACATGCATTAACTCTTTGTTGGCATTACCTTTGCCTGTGGCTTCTTTTTTGATAACGGAGGGTGCTAGTATGGTTATGGGGGCTTTAACAGATTTCCATAACTTATGCTTTAAGATGCCTGTATTTTCTCCAATTTGGAATACAACACCCTTGGCTCCAAACGCATACCCCTCTAAAAAGACCCGAGAGGCTTTAGGAAGCAAAGAAATTGCCCAGTTGGAGATATTATCAAACCTCTCTTCTTGGGTTGTGTAGCTTTCGTGTAGGCTGGCTATAAAGGGGGCTTTACTTCCAGAGAACTTCTTTTTGTCTGTTAAAAAATGGAATTGGCAATTATCAAAGGACCACGCATCCCCAGTGTGAATGCAGATTGCTGGACTGGACATGGAGTAGTCGATTCCTACAATTATCATTCATCTTCATCATCAAAGAAGTCATCGTCTTCTGTGTAGTACTCATCATCATCAAATTCATCATAATCATCAAAGTCTTTGAGTAGAGGGCGGTCATCTGAAGCAGAAATTACATCCCCACAAAACGGACACATTTGTGGGGTTTTCTTTCCTTTAAACTCTAGGGAGAATTCTGCCTCGCAGTCGTGGCAGATATATTCCTTTTTCTTCTTTTTCATATCGAATCAATCTCCTAGCCATAGGTAGAGAATATCCTTCTATATATGATTTTTTTTAAACTAGCTCACAGCCACCAGCAGTACAAGCTAACTCATTGATACCAGTAGTAGAATCTTCTTTTTCATATGAAGAAAGGTTTTCCCACGTTACGTTCTTAGGCATTTTATCCAACAATTCTTGATATTGCTTTTCTGTACATTCTTGGTATGGAGCTTGCTGATACACATGGTCACTAAATGGTAGAAATGAAATTCCAGAAATATGATCAAAATGTTTGTAAACGTAAGCTGCTACATCCAACCACTCGTTTTCTTTTACAGATACGGTAATTGAAACTGTGTGTTCGGCCCAATGTTTTTTATAAAACATCCATAACTCAAGGTGTTGTAGTGCGGTCATTTTATCTCTGAGCATAGAGTTTGGTGGAGATTTCACTGGAAATGAAAATACCGTTGTGTGATCGGGTTTGGTTGCATCAGGCTCCCAGGGAAATCCCATCGACTTCATCATTTGACAGAGTGGATCTTTGTTATCCGCTCTGACTGTTCTGATATAGTATTCGGAATGCCTTGGGTGAATTCCACTCGCACTATCTACCAATTGAGAAACAGTGCCGGATGGTTTTACGCAAGTGATTGCAGCAGAGCTTGGAATGCCCAAAACTTTTGCCCAATATCTGTTTACTTCAATTGCCTTTTGTCGCAGTTCAATCAAAAAATCTTGCAACTCTTTGCTTGGTGTTGACATAAACTTATTGTCCAATATACCAGTCAAAGACACACCCAAAAGACGCTCTTCTGCACAGTTATTTTGCCAGTCTTTAGTAAGATACCTAAAATTAGTTAACGTTGATTGAAACGTACCAAGAATGGTTGCGTGTTCAACTTTCTTTAACAAAGATTCTTTTGTGTCATCGGATCTAACAATAACCTCCGATAAATTACAAAACTCTTTGTTTCTGAGAAGAATTTCTGCACATGGATTTGTACCAGCAATTTTACTGTGGTCACGTCTAGGAGAACCATCTTCCTTTGGTACCATTGCACTTGAGCTTTTTTTGGCAGCATGCAAATTATAGATGCCTCGCTCCCCAGATCTGGACTCATACAAAGATTTCCACTCGTCCATAAAAATACCAATCTCTGGCTTTTCGGTGTAGCATGCAGAGTTATTTGCCAAGGCTCGTTGAACATTTTCAATCCACCACTGGCCCGATTTAGCGTTTCTCATGCGGTCGTCGGACAGGTTACTAAGAGATATAAGTGCAGAACGCCTAACGCCACCAACAACAATCACCTCAGCAATTTTACACACAATGTCATGACATTCTATAGATTGAAGTTTTCGCCCAGCAGCAGCTCTAAAAGTCTTAATGCAAAATTCAAAAAGAGCTACAAGAGGTTCTGGGCCGGATGCTCTTCCACCAAATGTTTTTAGTGGTGTGCTTGCTGGCCTAACTCTACTAACATCAATTTTTGGAACTTGCCCTTGATACAATAGGCCAATAAGTTCTTTCAGAGACTTTGCCCAACCAATTCGAGAATCCGCAACTATAATAGTAGTATCGGAATCATAAAAAGATTCTGCTACTGGGGGAAGTTGAGAAACATATTGCCTCTCAACAGAAAATCCAACTCCAGTCCCACAAGAAAGGATGTATAGAATTTCATCAAAGGCTCTGGGGTTGTCTATAGCTGCAAACGCACAATTGTACCCCGACGTTTCATCTCGTTTTAGTGCTGGTCCTGCTGTCATTAGACAGCGCATAGAGGGCATGACCGACAATCCCATAATTGAATTTTTTAATTCTTGTTTTACAGACTCCTTTAGAACAAAATCACATCGTTCTTTCAAATGTGTTTGAAAAAAATTAAAGTATCTATCAATCGTCTCCTCCCACGTCTCTCTGCGATTTTCGTCTGTCAACCAGCGAGAATATCGAGACAGGTGGATGTATGATTGGTAAAGTGTTGGTAGATTTTTCATGGTAAAAAATTAACTAGGCAGTTAAGGTATGACTATAACAAATTGAAAAAGATTATCAAGGACTATTTAATCTAAACGCACTCTAGGATTGTCAATTTTATAACAAATTTTATTTGCGTTGTGAGAAAAAACTAAGTAAGTCTTAAACGGATATTTTGTTGGTGTTTTGTTTGATCGAAACATTGCTCTACCATCGTGGTATCGACCTGAATTTCGATAAACATCAACAACTTTATTTTTATTAATCAAATAAAGTTTTTCTGTAGACAAAAATTTATTAGGTAGTAGAACTACACCACCCCTATCTCGAAATTCAGATTGTTTTAGTACATTTCCTGACTTAATAGTATCAGCAAAAGAATCTTGTATAATATCACATGTTGAAACAACTGTATTATCTTCTAGTGAATAGTTGTAAGACGTTGGGTAAATTTTTCCCCTTCTATGAACAATTTCAATATCTCTCATAATTATTGAATACATAGAGGTTGATATGTTGTTGTTTCTTTTTCTTGGATCAACAAACTTGGTTTTTCGATAATCTAATCCATTTGATTCAGCAGTCCAAACAAACACAACTTCACACTTGTTTGCGTAAGTTTCTAATAGTTGAAATAATGGTGTGCCACTTTGAACCCAATTTTTGCTTTGTCCGTTTGTATGCTGCAATTCTCCTAATGCCGGGCGTGTTGGATAAGAAACATCCAGACCATCTAAATTAAATATACAAGGCACATCAAGATTAGGAGATAATCCATGCCCCTCTAAAGAATCGGCATTAGTATTTTGTCTTCGGCGTGGTGTTGGTCTTAGTGGATTCCACACAATTCTTGCTGATGGAAAAATTTCTCTTGTCCAAGAAACCAATACTCGCCCTGCACTATCGGTCACATTACTTTCTAATCCAGGATTGATAAACAGCGTTGTTGATGGTTGTATGTGTGTGTTTAATAGCTGAACAATAGGTGTGGTGTATTTTACATATTTTCTTTTTAGTTTGCCATTTCTGGTTTTCAAAAGATGATCATAGTTCTTAATGCTACCAACCGACTTTAGAAATTCATAAGAACCTAGTCTATTATTTCTGTGTCCAGGCTCATTGATTAAATTAATTTCCAAAGTTTTTAGGCGAGGGTCGTTTAAAAGAATTTTCAAACACGAAAAATCGTTTCCAAACGTATTGTATAAAAATGCAACGTGAAGTTCGGAAAGATCTTTTGATGCTTCCAAAAATCCATCACAATTGAACGCAGGAGAAGTTAAATTGAAAGGTGCGTATCCAACGTTATTCAGCCCAGCCACATTGGTAATTGATTGTGCATAATTAAATGTTGGTTTGTGTAACACCGCATATCCCAAACATAGGGCCGCAAGTGCTGTCACCAAAAACTTTTTTATCATAAAATACTAGAAATATACGTCTAGTATAATTTATACTAGGTTTACTTCCAGAATTTCAATTTTAAATATATTTGTTAAACGTAATAAAATTAAT